CATTACTCGCGAAGTTCGTGATCCCAATGCAGACTGACAAAATCTGCAAATCATGCGGCTTATCTAAGCCCGTTGATGATTTTGCCAAGAATGGAAAGTCTGGACGCCATCCGCGATGCAAACCGTGCAAGGCAGAAGTTGAGCGTGATAGACGTTTGCAATCAGGCGACCTGATTAGAGAACAAGATCGCAAACGTTATAACGAGAATCGTGAAGCTAAAGCACAGTCTATTAGGAAATATTACCAGGCAAACCGCGATTCTATTTTGGCTAGAAATGCTAAACTATATGAATCAAAGGCTGAGTCTATAAAGGCTGGAGCAAAAAGCTATCGTAAGGCAAATAGGGAAAAGGTTAGGGCGTGGAATGGAACGCGACGCGCTGCATTACGCAATGCGTGTCCAGCTTGGGCTGATAAAAAAGCCATAGCCGCAAAATACCGTGAAGCGATTGCTATGGAAATGGCAACGGGAATTGCTCACCATGTCGATCATATCATTCCGTTAGCTGGTGCAATGGTATGTGGACTGCACGTTGTTGAAAATTTGGCAGTCATTCCGGCAGGCGACAACCTCCGAAAAGGTATGAAGTATGTCGCATTTAAAAATTGAAACACCGCGATGGCTTGTCCCACTTCTAAAGCCAGCAAGATATAAAGGAGCGCACGGAGGTCGAGGTTCTGGAAAATCACACGCATTTGCGGAAATGATGATTGAGGCTCATGTAATTGACCAAAATCGCAGATCAGTGTGTGTGCGTGAAATTCAAAAAAGTTTGGCACAGTCTGTTAAGCGATTGCTTGAAATTAAAATCAATGAACTTGGCGTTTCAAACTATTTTGAAGTTCAAGAAAGTGTGATTAAAAGCAGACATGGAGATGGCTTGATTATCTTTCAGGGCCTCCAAAACCACACAGCCGATTCCATTAAGTCGCTAGAAGGTTACGACTGCGCTTGGGTAGAAGAATCGCAGACGCTATCGCAACGCTCGCTCGACCTATTGCGTCCGACAATTCGTAAGCCAGAAAGTGAGCTATGGTTTACATGGAACCCGCTGAATAGCACCGACCCTATTGATATGCTGCTGCGTGGTGAAAGCCCACCGCCTGACGCTATCGTCGCACAGGTAAACTACAGAGATAATCCTTGGTTCCCTGATGTTCTCAAAGCGGAAATGGAATACGACAGGGAGCGCGACCCTGACAAATACAAGCACGTTTGGCTAGGCAGCTACGCATCAAACAGCGAGGCTCGTGTATTCCGCAACTGGAAGATAGAGGACTTCGAAACACCGGATGACGCAATACATCGCTTCGGCGCTGACTGGGGCTTTGCGTCTGACCCAACAGTTCTAATCCGCTGCCATGTTATTGGTCGCACAATCTATGTCGATCATGAAGCGTATCGAGTAGGCTGCGAGATTATGGATACGCCAGACCTATTCTTCACTGTGCCAGAGTCTGAAAAGTGGCCTATCGTTGCTGATAGCGCCAGACCTGAAACGATTAGCCATATGCGTAAACATGGATTCCCCAAGATCATGCCAGCAGTAAAAGGGCCTAAGTCTGTAGAAGAAGGCGTTGAATGGCTCAAGTCTCACGACATTGTTGTTCACCCACGCTGCACACATACCATTGATGAACTAACGTGTTATAGCTACAAGACCGACACACTTACAGGTTCAGTCTTGCCAGTTCTTGCAGATCGTGATAATCACCTTATAGACGCTCTACGTTATGCGTGTGAGGCTAGTCGGCGTGCGACACAAAAGAACGCTATTGAGTTTACGCCAATGGCAACTATGAATAGGTGGTAAATGGCTAGACCGACAAGAGATCAACGACTTGGGAACGTGCATGAGGCTGCGTTAAATGAGTTTGATCGCTGTCAATCTGTTATGCGCGATGAACGGCTGCAATGTTTACAAGATCGCAGATTCTATTCAATCGCTGGCGCTCAATGGGAAGGGCCAATAGGCGACCAGTTTGAGAACAAGCCACGCTTTGAAGTGAATAAGATTCACATGAGCGTCATTCGTATCATCAATGAATACCGCAACAACCGCATTGCCGTTGACTTTGTTTCCAAGGATGGAACTGAAAACGATAAGCTGGCTGAATCATGCAATGGTCTATACCGCGCTGATGAACAGGACAGTGTTGCGGATGAGGCGTTTGATAATGCCTTTGAAGAAGGCGTGGGCGGAGGCTTTGGCGCATGGCGTTTACGCACCACCTATGAAGATGACGAAGATGATGACAACGAAAAGCAGCGCATTCGCATAGAGCCAATCTATGACGCTGATAGTTCGGTGTTCTTTGATCTGGATGCAAAGAAGCAAGATAAGTCAGACGCTAAATATTGCTTTGTTCTCTACTCAATAACGAGAGAGGCATACATTGCTGAATGGAATGATGATCCAACCACTTGGAATAATATTATCCATCAGACGCAATTCGATTGGAACACGCCAGATGTTGTGTTCGTCGCAGAGTACTATCGCGTCGAAGAAGTGCGTGAGACAGTCCGCATATTCCAGACAATAGACGGTGACGAAGAACGCTACACCATTGCTGACTTTGACGCAGACGAAACGCTTGAAGAAACATTGGCTGCTGTTGGCACTGTAGAAGTACGCCAGAAGCGTATAAAGCGCCGCCGTGTTCACAAATACATTATGAGCGGCGGAGGCATCCTGGAGGATTCTGGATATATTGCTGGCAAGAACATTCCAATCGTTCCATATTATGGCAAACGCTGGTTCGTTGATAACGTAGAGCGTTGCATGGGCCACGTTCGTTTAGCGAAAGACCCACAGCGTCTGAAGAATATGCAGCTATCTAAGCTGGGTGAGATCAGTGCGCTTTCATCAGTTGAGAAGCCAATCTTACTTCCTGAGCAAGTTTCAGGCCATCAGATCATGTGGGCAGAGGATAACATACGCAATTATCCGTATCTGCTAATCAACCCAATCACTGGGCCTAATGGCGAAACACAGGCTGCTGGCCCTGTTGCTTATACTAAATCTTCCGACATTCCTCCTGCTATGGCTGCGCTTTTGCAGTTGACAGAAATGGATATGGCTGAAATCCTTGGCAACAACCAGCAAGCTGAGAAGATGGTAAGCAACATCAGCGGTAAGGCTGTTGAGCTAATCCAGACGCGCTTAGATATGCAGAGCTTTATCTACATGACCAACATGGCTAAGGCTATGAGGCGTTGTGGTGAGATATGGTTGTCGATGGCGAAAGACGTTTACGTTGAAGAAAAACGTAAAATGAAAGCCGTTGATCAGATGGATCAGGTTTCCTCAATCGAATTAATGAAGCCAATCATCGACACAGAAACTGGCGAACTTGCTTATGAAAATGATCTAAGCAAAGCGACCTTTGACGTATCAGTTGATGTTGGCCCATCCTTCACCAGTCGCCGTGACGCAACTGTGCGTGCGCTTACAGGCATGATGCAAGTAACAACCGATCCTGAGACACAGATGATTCTACAGTCGATGGCTATCATGAACATGGATGGCGAAGGCATTGGGGACATCAAGGACTTCTTCCGCACGAAGCTAGTCCAGATGGGCGTTATCAAGCCCACCGAAGAAGAGCAGCAAGCAATGATGGAAGCTATGGCCGCTCAAGGTCAGCAACCTGATCCGCAATCCATGTATCTCATGGCAGCGGCAGAGGAAGCCCAGGCTAAGTCTATTCAAGCTCAAGCTAATGCAGAATATAGTCTGGCTCGTGCTGAAGAAAGCAAGGCTAAGACTATGGAAACGCTCTCGACCATTGACATTGACCAGCGCAAGTCAGCGATAGAGACTGCTGAAAAGATTGGGGCTGCATTACAGCCGCAAAGAAATGTGGTTCCACCCACCACGCAATTTGGGTGAGTTTGATGGGGTTATTATGAAAACGGCAGAACTGGAGAACAACGACGATATTAACATCAATGAGATCGACACAGAAATTAATGAGCAAATTGGCGATGAGACAAATTCCATCGACATGGCTGATGAAGTCGAAGAAGATGATGAAGATGAAGTCGTAATATCTATTGGAGAGGAATCGCCACCTCAAGATGAAGAAGTTCGTGCGCCAGCTTGGGTGCGTGAATTGCGTAAATCAAATCGGGAAAAAGAGCGGAAGATACGCGAACTGGAAGCAAGGCTAAATACAACAGCGACTGAGACCAAACCAGTTGCAGCAGTAACAAAGCCAACGCTTGAAAGTTGCGACTATGATTCCGACGAGTATGAACAAAAGCTAGCTGATTGGTATGAGCATAAACGCGAATACGATGCAGCCCAAGCCAATGTAGTAGCGCAGCGAGATGCTGACTCTAAGGCATGGCAGGACAAGCTTGATTCCTATGCGAAGGCGAGAGCCTCGCTAAAGGTGCGGGATTATGACGAAGCTGAAGCGGCGGCTTTAGATACGTTCAGCGTCACGCAACAGGGAATAGTTCTACAAGGCTCTGACAATCCTGCCTTGATCATTTACGCAATTGGCAAAAGCACTAAGCGTGCAAAGGAATTATCCTCAATAACCGACCCCGTGAAATTTGCCTTCGCGGTAGCAAAACTGGAGACTCAGTTGAAAGTTACTAATCGCAAGGCAGCAGCATCGCCTGAACGCACCATCGCTAGTGGCGGTGGCCGCATCTCTGGCAGTGTAGATTCAACCTTAGAACGCTTGCGTGATGAGGCCCTAAAAACTGGAGATTTGTCAAAGGTTATGGCCTATAAGCGCGGTAAAAAATAAACCTAATTTTTCGGAGTTAATATAATGGCTAACGCTTTTTCAAAAGAAGAAATTGTTGCATTTGAGGACATCCTCGAAGGCTTCAATGATGCTTTGATCCTTTCAAAGAACATCAATATCTACAACACCAATGGCGTAACTATGGAACGCGCTCGTGACACCATGTGGCGTCCGCAACCATACATCGCTCAGTCGTTCACTCGTACTGTTGGAAGCTCGATTGCTTCTAGTGTTTCGACGATGACTCAGCTTTCTGTTCCTTCGACCTTGGGCTTTAGCCCTTGTTCGGCATGGGAAATGAATGCTCTGGAACTGCGTGATGCGTTGCAGGAAGGTCGCCTTGGCGATGCTGCAAAGCAGAAGCTTGCATCTGACATCAACCTTTCCGTTATGGATTTGGCTGCTGCTCAAGGCACGCTGGTTGTTCCAATCACTACCGCTGCTGGTACTTATGATGACGTTGCACAGTGCGACAGCATCATGAACGAACAGGGTGTTATGGCTGGTGATCGTTATCTTGCTCTGTCAAGCCGCGATTATAATGGTATGGCTAATAACCTTGCCATTGCAACTCGCTCGTTTGGCAATGCTAAGTCTGAAAACGCATATGAGCGTTCGTTCGTTGGTGAAGTCGCAAGCTTCTCAACCTACAAGCTGGACTATGCTAACCGTTGTGCTGCTAACGCTGCAACCCCTACGATTGCTACCAATGGCGCACAGGTTCGTTATGTTCCTAAAGCCACTGTAACCAACGTTGGTGGTGTCTTGAACGTGGATAACCGTTATCAGACCGTCACTGTCTCAACGACTACTGGCACTGTTGCGGGTGATGCGTTCACGATTGATGGCATTGAAGCTGTTCATCACATCACAAAGCGTACTACTGGCGAACTCAAGACGTTTCGCGTCATTGAAGTTGTCGATGGTACGTCGATGGTTATCAGTCCGCCAATCATCGGTGCAAACTCGTCGCCAACTGACGCTGAAATTCAGTATCAGAACGTTGAGGTAGCATCGACTTCGGCAACTGCTGCGATTAACTTCTTGAACGTTGCTGCTTCGAGCATCAACCCATTCTGGCGCAAGGATTCGATTGAACTGCTCCCAGGTCGTTATGCTGTGCCAGATGGCGCTGGCGTGGACGTTCTGCGTGCTTCGACGGATCAGGGCATTGAACTGGTTATGACCAAGAAGTTCGACCCACTGACCTTCCAGACGCTTTACACGCTGGACACACTGTATGGTGTGGTCATGACGAACCCTGAAATGGCAGGCATCCTGCTTTTCAACCAAACGTAATAGGGATGGGGGGAGCTTCGGCTTCCCCCTCTTTCTTTAGAGGAAATACAGATGGCAAAGAAACCTACCAAAACCGCCAAGAAAATCGCCAAAGTTATGGGTGAATACAAGGCTGGTAAGTTACACGCTGGTATGAATCCCAAAGGGCCAAAGAAAGCCCCTATGGTTAAGAACGCCAAGCAAGCTATTGCCATCGCTCTGTCTGAAGCTGGCATCAGCAAGAAGAAGAAAAAGAAATGAAGGCTGGTCTTTACGCCAACATCGCCAAGAAGCGCAAACGCATCGAAGCCCAGAAAGCTGCTGGCAAGACTCCAGAACGTATGCGTAAGGTTGGTAGCAAAGGCGCACCGACTGCTGCTGCATTTGTCGCCGCTGCAAAGACTGCAAAGCCAGTGAAAGGCAAAAAGAAGTGACAGACTTCCCAACCATTCTTTATCGCACACCTGGGCCGCATAAGAAGCCCCGTGGCAAAACTTATGGATATAAGGGTGCTGCAGATCAGGTAGAGTTTGACGCATTGATCGCCAAGGGCTGGTCTGCGTCTTATGAAGAAGCTGTGGGTGGTAAGTTGTCCACTAAAGTGGTAGAAGAACCAATTGACGAAGTGTCTGGCCCTACACGCGAAGAACTTGAAGCCAAGGCAGATGATCTTGGTGTATCGTATGATGGCCGCACTTCTGATAAGAAGTTAGCTGAACGCATCGCAGAGGCTTTGGAGGATTAAACGTGGGATACACAAAGCGCCAGTTCATTGAAGGGGCATTCGAGGAAATTGGAATGGCGAACTATGTGTTCGACCTACAGCCTGAGCAATTGCAATCTGCTTTAAGACGATTCGATGCCATGATGATGGAATGGAACGCACAGGGCATTCGCCTTGGATTCCCAATTGCCAGCAGCCCACAAGATAGCAATCTAGATACGCCTTCTGAAACACCAGATAGCGCATGGGAAGCAGTCATTACTAATCTGGCTATTCGCATTGCTCCAGGTTACGGCAAGCCAGTTGCGGCAGATACCAAAATGATAGCCAAGAATGCGTTTAACACGCTCTTGATGCGTGCTACATTCCCGCTTGAAAAGCAGTTGCCACAGACAATGCCAATTGGACAGGGCAACAAGCCTTGGCGTTGGATGAACCCATATGCCTATCGACCGTATGATCCTTTAGCTGCTGGGCCTGATGGCCCATTTGAATGGAGTTAAGTAAATGCCAACCATTAATCAACTACCGCTAATAACGCAGCTTTCGGGCGGCGATAACCTTGTATTCTTTGTTCCTAATCAGGGCGACAGCCGCCGTGCGTCGATAACGACTTTCACGCAATTCATTGAAGCAAACTTCACAAACGTAGTTTGCCAAACTGTAAAGACCACGCCTGTAACTTATGCCAACCTTCCGACTGCTGTGAATGCTGGTGCTGGTGCGCGTGCATTTATTACTGATAGCTCTACCGCTACATTCGCTGCAACAGTTTCAGGCGGCGGCGCAAACAACGTGCCTGTCTACAGTAACGGAACTGACTGGAAAGTTGGTTAATTCTAATTTCATTTAAGGAATTTTGAAATGATTATTCAACCAGGCCTCACTCAGACTATTACAGACGTTCTTGTTCCTGCTGGCCAATATATCAGCATCGGGAATGTCGGCAACGATGCAACAACCGTATCGCTGGAGCCGATTGGCCCATTGAGCTATGAATACTATGACCAAATCGCATCGCTTTCTAATAGCGCACAGATGTTTGGCCCTTATCCAGTTGATCGCACCATGCGTATCACCAGCGGACTTGAGTCAACGGCGCAATACGACGTAGGCGCTCAACCGACGCTGCGTGACTTCCCGCCTTTGACAATCGGAAGCCTTGAGCCTGTTGCTTTGGTTGAGCCAGCTGCGACTTTTGTAACTCTTACTTATGCTGATGATGGCGGAAGCGTTCAGTTAGTTAGTGCTGGCGTTCATGGCTTAACGGCAGCAATCGCAGTAGGCGCAAGCGTCTATGTAACGTGGGCAACAGGAACAGGCGTTAATGGCTTGTATGAAGTTACCGCGCTTGATGCTGATACGACTGGCGTTGCTATTACAATCGACCTTGATTACGTCACTGGCCTTGGCACACCAACTGTTGCTGTAGCTGACACAGAAGTAACTTTGGCATCTGTCACAGTCCCAGGCTGGTCGATGGGCGTTGGCGGTGGCATGGAGATTGATGCTCTGTTCTCTTTGACTAACAACTCTACAGTTAAGACCTTGGGCATGACATATGGTGGTGGCGTTCTCTTGGCTGCTGCTGCAACTAACAATGCAAGCGCGTGTGTTCAGAAGCTAATGTGCAATCGTGGTAACTCGCAAGTTGTCAGCAACTCAGCGACTGCGGTAGGTCATGGCCTATCGACCGGTGCGAACGTGTTCCTGAACGTTGATACTGCACAGGATCAGACATTTGCAATCACGGTAAAGCCAGCGACTGCGAATAACCTGATGCGGCTTGAGGCATTCAAGCTTCATGTAATTTTCTAATAGGAGAATTAATATGAAAATGGGTGGCGGAAAAATGAGCTACGGTTCAAAGGGTATGGCGATGGCAAAGAAGGCCGCTGGCAAAGCTGCCAAGCCAATGATGATGACCAAAGCCAAGAAGAAAAAGAAGTAAGCATCCTACATGAAAAAGGATTCGCGCCTTACTCGTGCAGGTGTCGCTGGCTATAACAAGCCTAAGCGCACACCATCGCATCCGAAAAAGTCGCACGTCGTTGTCGCTAAAGAAGGCGATAAGGTTAAGACAATCCGTTTCGGGCAGCAGGGCGTTATGGGTTCACCCGCCAGCAAAGGCGAAAGCGAATCCAATAAGAAGCGCCGCGCATCGTTCAAGGCTCGACACGCAAAGAATATATCTAAGGGTAAGATGAGCGCAGCATTCTGGGCAGACAAGGTAAAGTGGTAGTATGGTTCAGATTCCTATCATTAACGGTATCTACACGGACAATGGGCCAGACTTTCGCACATCCTATCCTGTAAATCTGGTTCCTGTTCCAAAGACAAATGGCATCAGCGAAGGATATATACGTCCAGGCGATGGGATTATAGCTAACGGTTCTGGCCCAGGCATTGATCGCGGCGGCATCAACTGGAACGGAATCTGCTATCGAGTGATGGGTTCAAAGCTAGTTTCAATTAACAGTAGCGGTACAGTTACCGTACTAGGTGATGTTGATAATGACGATGGTCAAGTCACCCTTGATTATAGCTTTGATTTGCTAGCTATTGCGTCCGCTGGTAAGTTGTTCTTTTGGAACCCTTACACACAGGTACTGGCGCAAAACACCGATCCTGATCTTGGCCTAGTGTTAGATGTGGTTTGGGTTGATGGTTATTTTATGACAACAGATGGTGAGTTTCTGATTGTCACGGAACTTAATAACCCATTCGCAGTTAACCCATTAAGATATGGTTCGTCAGAAATTGATCCCGATCCTATTGTGGGCTTAATTAAACTTCGCAATGAAATCTATGCAATCAACCGCAACACGATAGAAGTGTTTGACAACGTTGGTGGAGACCTGTTTCCCTTCCAGCGTATTAATGGGGCTCAGATTCAAAAAGGTGGCGTAGGAACGCACGCTTGCTGTGTATTTGCAGAAACTATTGCCTATGTTGGTAGTGGGCGGAATGAAGAGCCAAGTGTTTATCTAGGCGCAAATGCTACAGCTACCAAGATAAGCACGAAAGAGGTTGATGAACTTCTGGCGCAATACACTGAGGCTCAGTTAGCAATAGTAACGATGGAATCGCGGAATGATCGCGCACATCAACATCTGTATATACATCTTCCAGATATGACGATTGTGTTTGACGCAGCGGCATCGAGCGAACTCAATCATCCAGTATGGTTTATCTTGACCAGCTCTTTGAGCGGATTTTCTCAGTATCGCGCACGCAATTTTGTCTATTGCTATGACAAATGGCTTTGCTCTGACCCGCAAAATGCAAACATTGGCTATCTTGTTCAGAACATATCAACTCATTGGGGCGAGACTGTGCGCTGGGCCTTTGGCACAACGATCCTTTACAACGCAGGAAAAGGCGCAATCATTAATGAATTGGAACTTGTTGGTCTAACTGGTCGCGTTCCGCTTGGCGCTAATCCAACCATTAGCACTAGCTATTCTATTGATGGTGAAAATTGGAGCCAAAGCAAGTTCATAAGCGCAGGAACGCAGGGGCAGAATAATAAACGCCTTGTTTGGTTTCAGCAGGGATGGATGCGTAACTGGAGGGTTCAAAGGTTTGAAGGAACATCTGACGCTCATATTTCCTTTGCTCGTCTGGAAGCTCGTATAGAGCCGCTGGCTTACTGATGGCACAAGCTCCAACAAGTAGGAGGCTTGGACTCACTCGTGATCAGCTTTCAGCATTTCTTCAGAACCACGAGCAGATTAAGCAATTTGAGAACCTTTTTGCTACAGTCGATAGCGAGGTGGCTACAAGCGCGGTAACTGATGCCACCACTTTGGCTGGCAATGCCTATGCCATCGGCAATGAAGCCTTAGCTGGCATCGCAGCACTGAATGATTTGGTTGCGCCTCTAGCAGCCGCTCCTCCGCCCACAGGTGGCACTGTAACGTCTGTAGCTGCATCTGGTGGCACTACAGGGATGACCTTTAGTGGCTCACCTATTACAACATCAGGAACGCTTGTGCTTGGCGGCACACTTGGCTTCGCCAATGGCGGCACTGGATTAACCGCAACGCCAGCAAATGGGCAGTTGCTTATTGGTAACTCTGCTGGTTATACTCTTGCGACATTGACTGCTGGAACCGCTATTAGTGTCGGCAATGCTGCTGGTGCGATTACAATAACTAACACGGCTCCCGATCAGATAGTTTCGCTAACTGGTGCTGGCACAACAGTAATCACGGGAACATATCCCAGCTTTACCATCACATCTAATGATGCGTTTGTCGGCACTGTTACCAGCGTTTCTGTGGTATCTGCGAATGGGTTTGCTGGCACTGTAGCATCGTCTACAACTACACCAGCTATAACAATTTCTACTTCTGTAAGTGGCATCATCAAGGGCAATGGCACGGCTATTTCAGCAGCATCTGCTGGAACTGATTATGTTGCTCCTGGAGCTTATACGACTAGTGGACTTACAATGGCCACTAGCCGTTTGCTAGGTCGCACAACAGCTACCACAGGTGCAGCCGAAGAGATTAGCGTAGCTGGCGGATTAACACTATCAGGCGGGGTTCTAACTGGCACATCAGGAACTGTTACTAGCGTTACTGGTACTTCCCCAGTTGTTTCCAGTGGTGGTGCAACACCAGCCATTAGTATGCCAGCAGCGACTACATCTGTCAGCGGCTATCTTACCAGCACCGATTGGACTACGTTCAACAACAAAGGTAGTGGATCAGTAACAAGTGTTAGCGGCACAGGCACGGTTAATGGCATCACGCTAACAGGAACAGTCACCACTAGTGGAAGCCTGACACTTGGTGGCACTCTTTCAGGTGTCAGCCTTACAACACAAGTGTCTGGGACGCTTCCAGTTGCCAACGGAGGAACTGGCGCAACAAGCCTTACGAGCGGATACCTAGTCAAAGGAAACGGAACGTCAGCAGCTTCCGCATCCGTAGTTTACGATGACGGAACTAATATTGGTATTGGTTTATCTACGTTAGCAAGTGGATACGCTCCTGGTAATAGCTCACTAAATATGAAGAACTCATCTTCTGTTCTTTGGCAAAACGCAGCGGGATCATGGAATACAACTACTAACGGCGCAGCGGTAACGTATTACAGCGACAACAATCTTTATATCGACGCAAAAGACAGTGCGTCTAATATTATTTTTCGCGTAAACGGTGCAACAGAGCGCGCCCGTATCACTAACAATGGATATTTTCTTGTTAATGAAACAACAGCATCTGCAGTATCACTTAACCATAACTTTGAGGTTAATGGCGATATTATGTCCACTGGCACGGCGGCTGGATTGTTCTGGGGCAATCGATCTGTCACACCTTCATTAAATGCAGATTGGTATGGCTGGTACACAACGGCGAGTACAATCTTCCTTTACAACCCAGCAGTTGGCAACATAGCCTCAATA